TGCTTGCAAGGTGTACTTGAAGGCAAAGGTTTGTTTGTTAAGAAGACTGGTGAATTTGTTGAGCCAGTTACGGGTTTCAACGTTATCGCTACTGCCAATACTAAAGGTAAAGGTGATGAGACTGGTCGCTACATGGCCGCTACAATTCTTGATGATGCGTTCCTTGAGCGTTTCCCAATTACTGTAGAACAAGAATATCCTGATGTTAAAGTTGAAACAAAGATTTTGACCAAGTTGTTTACCAGCCTTGGTATTGATGACAAAGCATTTGCAGAAAATCTTGTGAAGTGGGCTGATATCATTCGTAAGACTTTCGAAGAAGGTGCTATCGATGAATTGATTTCCACTCGCCGTTTGTCTCACATTGCCGAGGCATACACTATCTTCAACGATAAGATGGATGCAATCAAGTATTGTATCAACCGCTTTGATGCAGAAACCAAAACATCATTCCTTGATTTGTATACCAAGATTGATGCGGGTATCGACCCTACTGCGGAAGTGACACCTGCGCCAGCAGTTGATGATGTACCGTTCTAAATCTCCTTGGCAGTAATGCCTTAGAGGCTACTTGACGTAGCCTCTTTTTTTATATATAATAGTGAGATAATTTTATTAAACATGGAGAGATTATGCAATTTGAAATTGATATTGAGCAATTAAGAACTAAGAAACTGTTTATTGCAACACCAATGTATGGCGGACAATGCCATGGATCGTACACTAAAGCAGTTTCGGACTTGATGGTACTCTGTACCAAATATGGAATTGAAGCACGATTATTTTTTATCTTCAATGAATCGCTAGTGCAACGTGCTAGAAATTATTTGACAGATGAATTTGTTCGAAGTGAAATGGACTACATGCTATTCATCGATAGTGATATTCATTTCGAAGCACAAGATATTTTTGTTATGATGCATCATGCTATTACTAGAGATGACATGGATGTTATTTGTGGTCCATATCCAAAGAAAGCAATTTCTTGGGAAAAAATTAAATCAGCAGTAGACAAAGGGTTTGCAGATCAAAATCCAAATCAATTGGAAGAGTTTGTCGGAGATTACGTTTTTAATCCAGCTGATGATGTATCAACATTTCGACTTGATGAACCAGTCCAAGTCAAAGAAAGCGGAACTGGATTTATGTTGATTAAACGTACTGCACTAGAAAAATTTGACAAAGCATTTCCAATGCAGAAATACAAACCAGATCATGCACGTACAGTAAACTTTGATGGTAGCAGAGAAATCATGGCTTACTTTGATTGCGTTATTTGTCCAGACACGAAACGTTATCTATCTGAAGACTATATGTTCTGCCAGTGGATGCGTAAAGCTGGTGGAAAAATTTGGTTGCTTCCATGGATGCGTTTGAAACATGCGGGCACTTATATTTTTGGTGGATCATTAGCGGCATTGGCTTCTATCAATGCATCTCCCACGGCAGGAGATAATGCCCCTAAAAAAGGAAACGGTGTCTAAATGATTGACTATCGTTATAATGAAGATAAAACTTTGGAAGAACTGAAGTCTTATATTGATGCTACATATGGACAACATTACTCCCGTGACAAATTTCAAGCAACAGAATTCATCATTGATGGTGGACATGGTGAAGGATTCTGTATTGGGAATGTGCTGAAATATGCACAAAGGTATGGCAAGAAGGATGGACGAAATCGTAAAGACTTGCTAAAAATTTTACACTATGCTATAATCATGCTACACGTACATGACTTGAATGAAGGAAAACAAAATGAAATTAAGTGAATCGACAATTAATGTGTTAAAGAACTTTGCAAATATCAATGCTGGTATGCAATTTAAAGAAGGCTCTGTGGTACGAACTATCTCTAAAGGACAGAACGTACTAGGCAAAGCAACAGTAACAGAAAACTTTGAAAAGGATTTTGTCATCTATGACTTAAATCGTTTTCTATCTCTTTGTGGTTCTTTAACAGACCCTGAGATTGTTATCAATACTGATGCAAATAATCTCACAATTAAATCTGGAACATCCAAAACTACTTATGGGCTTGCAGATGAATCTATGATTGTTGCACCGCCAGCAAAAGAGATTAAGATCGAAAATGCCGAAGTGAATTTTCGATTGACAAAAGACGATATGAACCAAGTATTGAAGTTGTCAGGCATCTTGGGTCTTCCAAACATTGCAGTAACTGGTAATGGTTCAGAAATCTCTATCTCTGCACTTGATGTTAAGAATGCAGACTCCGATGACTTCTCAATTAAAGTTGGTGAGACTTCAGCAAACTTCCGAATGATTTTCGTTACAGAAAATCTTAAGATGGTTCCTGGTACATATGATGTATCTATTTCATCCAAAGGCATTTCACATTTCAAACATGCGACTGATGCAATTGAATATTGGATTGCTACTGAGGCTGGTTCTAAGTACGAAGGTTAATATTATGAGTAACGTGATTGTTCCGTCCTCTCCAGAGGACCGTAAAAAGATTCTGGATGCACTTGTCGAAATTTCAAATTCACTTACTCGCATTGAAGCGGAACGTGATTTGATTAAAGACATTCTCACTACAGTAGAAGATAAATTTGAGTTGCCTAAAAAGTATACTCGCAAACTTGCAAAGATTTATCACAAACAAAACTTCACCGAGGTACAACAAGAGCAAGACGATGTTGAAACCCTTTATGAGAGTGTTGCCAAGTAACACTCAGTTTGCATTCTAACATACAATGTGTTAGAATATATTTTTATGTTATGATAAGGTGAACACATGCTACAAGATTTTTTGTGGGTCGAGAAGTATCGACCAAAAACTGTTGAAGATACAATTCTTCCAGCAGACTTAAAGGCAACATTCCAACAATTCGTTGACCAAAAGAATGTTCCCAATCTGATTCTTACAGGCGGTCCTGGCGTTGGTAAAACTACTATCGCCAAGGCTATGCTTGAAGAACTCGGATGCACTTACATTGTTATTAACGGATCGATGAATGGCAACATCGATACCTTGCGAAATGAAATTAAAAACTTTGCCTCAACTGTATCATTCTCTGGTGGTCGCAAATATGTTATTCTTGACGAGGCTGATTATCTTAATCCGCAATCTACTCAACCCGCATTACGAAACTTCATGGAAGAGTTTTCTGCTAATTGTGGTTTTATCCTTACTTGCAACTTTCTCAATCGTATCATCGCCCCTCTTCACAGCCGATGTTCTGTTGTACAATTTAAGATAAACAATTCAGACAAGCCAAAACTTGCTGGTCGTTTTATGAAACGTATGACTGGCATTCTACAAAAAGAAAACGTAGAGTATGAAGAGAAGGTTGTTGCCGAACTTATTATGAAACACTTTCCTGATTGGAGGCGTGTTCTAAATGAACTGCAACGTTACTCTGCTACAGGTAAGATTGATACTGGAATTCTTGCAAATATCTCAAGTGACAATTTCAAGTCATTAGTTGAACGACTGAAAGCAAAAGACTTCACGGGTATGCGTAAGTGGGTTGCAGAGAATTTAGACAATGAACCATCAGTATTATTTAAACGAATCTTTGATAATAGCAATGAATGCTTGAAGCCTGATTCTGTTCCACGTATGGTTTTGTTGCTTGCCGACTATCAATACAAGTCTGCATTTGTTGTTGACCAAGAAATTAACTTTGTCGCTTTCTTGACAGAAGTGATGGTTGATTGCGAATTCAAATGACACCATTCGACTATCTAAACGCAATCAACCAATCGAAAGAAAACATGATGGTTGGTACTGACAATGATGAACTTGCCGAAAAATCGTACAATGCGTACATCGTTAATAAAGGACTATCTTACTTTTCAGACACAATCTTATATGCAAATGAGATGAACAGCCGTCATCTCTTAGACAACAAACCACAGTTTCTCTATTTACTAAATACCATCAGACCACGAAAAAGGTTCAGCAAATGGTTTAAAAATGAAGTAGTAGTGGATATTAATCTGATTTCAGAATATTTTGGCTATAGCTATGCTAAAGCAAAACAAGTACAGAATCTCATAACCTCCGACCAACTTAAAATCATGCGACAAAAACTAGAAAAAGGTGGATTGAAGTCTAAGGAGAAAAAAAATGGCGGTGAACATTGAAGATTTATTGGAAATAAGATTAAAGCAAGAGGATGATTTTCTTAAAGTAAAAGAAACACTAAC